GACCAGGACCGAGTTTGATGCCATTTGCGAAACATTGGAAGTGGAATTCCCAATTAGTCAGACATCTGGTAGACGAACTCTTGAGCACAACAAGAAGGTTGGTGGTAGTCCAGCCAGCTTTCACTTGTCAGGTAGAGGCAGGGATTATGTCTGGGACAAAGACACACGCCTTAACAGAATTGCCACATTCACAAGACGAGTCAAAGGACTAGGCCTCAAGTTAATACCTGAAGGTGACCATGACCACCTTCAACCAATTAAATGACCTATGCCACTCAAAGCCCAAGATATCCCGTGGAAACGCTTAACCCACCTACAGAAAGCAGCCTTTGCTAAATCTTGGGGTGATTGCCGTAATCTGGCCCGTACAGACCTGCGCTGGCTTTGCCATAACATTCTAGGTTTTACAGATGTCGTGGATCATGCCCATGGCCCAATTATAGATGACCTTCAACAGTTTTATGGCCGTAGTGAAATTATCAATACACAACGGCTAAAGGTCATGCGTTCCAAGCCCAAGGTGCCTTTGTGGGATCTACCAGGCCAAAAACAGCATTTACTTTTATATCCTCGTGGGCATCTCAAGACTACTTTGAATTGTATTGCTCACAGCATTCAATGGATGTTGAATTATCCAGATATCCGTATTCTGGTCACAACAGCCACTGAGGACTTAGCAACCGATATTGTTATAGGTATTGCATCCCAATTTGAACTTAATGAGCAAATGCGTTTCTTCTTCCCTGAGTATTGTCCAAAGCGTGGTAAGAAACTGGGTAATACTGAGGGTTTTACTTTGCCAAACCGTACAGATATTACAAAGAAGGAGTCTACTCTCAGCATAATCACAGCCACATCTTCTATGGCTGGTCCTCACTATGATGTGATTAAGCACAGTGACGTTATTGACCAGTTTAATTCCAGAACCCAAGGTGGCCTAAGGACCATTGCCTCTCATTTTGCCATGTGCATTCCACTGGTTGAAACTCAATCAGATAGTGAAGGAAATCCAGTGGAGGGTTGGAGAACTATAGAAGGAACTATTTATGATTATTCTGATTTCCATGCGGAGCTGTTAGCAGAAATTCAAATTAAGCGTGAAAAATACGCTAAGGCGAAAGCTGATGACATACGAGGCAAGGAATTATCAGATTTAAAAGAGATTGCAGAGGAGTGGAAATTAACCCATCGCACTTGTTGGGCTAACGAAGCCAAGACAGAGGCTATCTGGCCAGAGCAATTTAGCCTAAAGCGTCTGATCTATCTTAGAGACAATCCAATAGGTGGGCTTGGACATGAAATGTTTGCCAATCAGTACGAGCTGAATCCCATGGCTGAGGGTACTGGTTTATGCAACATTCAACAGCTGGACAAGTTATGGGTTCCACAAAGGGTCATAAATGAGCTTTTTCCAACATTACGTCTCCATGCCACCGTTGATCTGGCAGGACTTGAAAGAGAGTCCACGGGTGATTATTCCGTTATCACCCTTGCAGGATTTGGGCGGGATGGCAAAATGTATATTCTTGAAATCCACAGAGGACACTTTGACGGTAATGATGTCTGTCAAATTATGTTCGAGATGGACAAACGACTCAACGGTAGGATATTGGACTGGAAAATAGAAAAGGAAGCCCATGCCAGGGGGTTGAAATCAACTATTGAGCGTGAACAAATCATCCGTAATCAGCACCTCCTGATTAGCTATATTCCCAGAGACAATCAATGGTCTAAACAAGTCAGAATCAAACATAGCCTTCGTTACTGGTTTTCTTCTGGTAATATAAGATTTGCACAAGATATAGTATGTAAAGATGAGGTCTACAACGAGGTATTGCGGTTTCCAAAATATAAACATGACGATATATTGGACACTTTGGTGGATCAAACACAGAATCAGGGCAGTGGCATAGAGCTGGATATGTTGCCCAGGCTTAAACAAGAGATTGTAGGCCCATGGCAGACTCCACACTTTAATGGATTTGGGTTTGGTGGGGAGGCCATGTTTGGGGATCAAATGGGGGATTTAAATAAACACTACGATAGTAAAACTGGTATTTAATGGCTAAAGTAGACACAGTAAGCGAACTGCCTGGAACCCAAAAAGATATCATCCATTTACCTACAAAGGAATGGTCTGATGAATTTGCAGGTAAGGTGGTGGTGCGTGACTTTGAGCGGGCTGAGGCTTATCGCACCACAAACCATGACTGGCGTTTTCGTAATGCAGATGATCTTTATGTAGCCCATGCCCCCCAAAAAACATGGGAAGGTACTCGTATACCTAGATCTGCATTAGGCGTCTATCTGGCTTTCCAGCAAATTGAGTCCTTTTTGCCTAAAGCTCTCCAGGCCATATTTGGCAATGACCCCTGGTTTGATGTAAATGCCCAAAAAGGTACACCACCAGAGGCTGCTGAGATCGTTCGTGACGTTCTAATAGCCCAATACGAGAATTGCCAGTTTAAGGAAAACCTGCGCCGCAGCATTAAGGATGGCGTTAAATATGGTACTGGAATCATACAGTTAGAATGGCTACATACTGAACGTGAGGTAAACCGATATACAGCAGATTTCAAGCCCAAACGACAGAGAATAAGGGACTTATCAGGTAACTTTATTAGTGTACCCACAGGCAAATTTACGATTAAGATGCGTGAGGAGAAATTTACTGAGACTGAAAACAGGCCCATTGCCTCACATGTATCTATCAAGCAATTCTATATTGATCCCCATTGCCCATCGCCTATACCCCAGGATGCCAGATATTGCATCAGACGTGTCCTGACAGACCTAGATGAAATTGCAGCCAGACGTGGTCAGCAGGATTGGACTATACCCTCCAACATATTCCTAAATCGTATGGCCACAGACAAGCCTATGACAGAGGCTGACAATACCCTGCTGTTTACAGAAGCATCTAGGCAGGGCAGTTATGATCCTCGTACAGACTCTACCTTGGACCCCGGTGGCCACCGCGCTGAGGTTTTGCATTATTGGACTAAATCCAGATATGTACAGGTTATCCGTAATGGGGCTACCTCATGGGTAATATTTAATCAATCTAACCCATTTGGTTTTATACCCTTCTACGCCATTACATATGCAGATATGTCTGATAGGTTCTATGGTCAGGCCATGTCTGATGTTCTGGAAGGGGAACAACGATTCCAGCAGGCTGTGTTAAATGCCAGGATAGATGAACTGGCTTTGAGCATTCATCCACCTACAGTCAAACATAGAGGTATCAATGTACCCCAGAGCCAGCTAAGGCAGCGTCCAGGTGCTCTTATATCAGCTGATGACCCCTCTAAGCATGTCATACGTCTATTTCCAACTGGAGCCACCTCACAGGCCTTTGTAGAGCAAGAAGCTAGTGAGAACCGTGCCCAAAAGATTACAGGATTAAATGATTTAGTTAGTGGCGCACCAGCCAGACAAAACCCTGCTTTACGCACAGCTACAGGTGCCAACGCCTTGGCTAGCGGAGCCTTCAGCCGTATCCAGTACTTTGTAGAGAATATAGAGATGAATGTTCTGCAGTGCATGCTGGCAGATACACACAAAATGAACCAGCGTTTCCTGGACCCCAATCAACTTGTACAAGCAGTAGATGGTAGAGAGCTAGATCCCTTATCTGTATTTAATGCAGATGTCCGGTTCAAGATGCGTGCAGGCTCCAAAATGACATCCAGACAGGCTTTGTCAGCTATGGCACCACCTTTAATGCAGTTAATGATGAACCCTCTGTTGCTACAGCAGTTAGCCACGCAGGGCCAGACAGTGGATTTTCCAGCAGTATTCATGTTGTTTGCTGATTCTATTGGCTACACAGAAAGAATTGAATTGATACGTGACATGACCCAACAGGAAGTACAAGCTATGCAACAACGTCAGCCTGATGCAGAACAGACAAAACTGCAGCTACAGCAAGAGCGCATGAAGGATCTACGTGAATTAAGTAACCAGGAATTTGAGCAGGATGAGGAATTGCAGGGTCAGAAATCTCAAGCAGATATGGCTAAGGTTATCCTACAAGGTATGTCTAAAGAGCTATTAAAGTCAGCATCCACAAATGTCAGAACCTGACGAATTCATCCCTAAAGCCTCCATTGAAGCAATCACAAAGGGCAGATTAGCAGAGGCTTTAATGGATCATCCTGGTTATAAATTGCTGCTAGACGAGATAGAAGATATGTCTAATGACTATCTGCAAAAGCTTAGGAACTGCAAATCCTCTAGTGGGGACATTGTCCATGGTCTTCAAAGACGTTGGATAATAGCCGAGGAAATATTGAAGGAAATTCAGCTACGTCTTTATTGGCATAAAGAAATGAAAAACCAAGTCTTACAGGAGCTTATACCAGTTCAGGATAAGGTTTCAGACCCAGTTTTAGCCATGGACATTGAGAACACTGAATCTAAGGATAATTTTACTGTTTAATTGATTTAACTCTAACCCCCTGACAAAGGACTAAAAATGCCTGATGACAATCAGACTGACGTTACCAATTTAACTACAGAGCAAATTGCTGCCCAGATTGCCTCTCAAGAGGCTAACCCCCCAGCTGAACCTAAAACCTACACCATTAACGTAGGTGATAAGACCCAGACCTATAGAACATTAGAGGATGGCCAGAAGGCTCACCAGGCTGCTGTAGATGCCATGAAGCAGCGTGAGGTTGAAAATCAGCAGTTACGTGATCAGAATACAGCCTTGATTGGTGGACTACATCAACAACCTACACAGCCACAGCAGCCAACTGACCAGGCTCAGTTCGAACAACAGCAATATTACAGCTTACTTTCTACAGACCCCATTGCTGCCCAAAACTATATGGACAAGTTCAGGTTTGGCATGTCTACTGAAGAGCTAACAACTAAACTCAACAACTTCAACCAGACTAACGAGCAGATGCAAATAGGTCTGGCAGCACAGGAATTCCATCGCAGGGTGGGTGAGCAATGGCCTGCGACTCAAGAAGCCTCTGACGCAGTAACTAAACGAATACAGGAGTTGGGTATGGATATCAGTGCCAACTCCCTGGAATTAGCCTTCTATCAACTCAAGAATGAGGGTTCTATCAAGGCCATAGAGCAAACTACAGAAACTGCTGAAGAGACCACCTCTAGAGGATCTAATGCCCCACCAGTTGTAACCACTACAGACACTGGTGAACTCACTACTAATGAACCTGATCCTTACCACATGGATATGGATAAACTAAAGGTATTGGCAGAGAAAGAAGGAGTATTTGAGCAAACTTAATTGAGACATGTTAAGATATGTTAGACTGTTAGAAGCTAATCTCCATTTACTCCTAACCCCCTGGCTGAATTACCTTACGATTTACTGGGGGGTTACTTTTTGGTCTACTGCCCAACCCACTAGACAATAACCACAACATCTGGTATAACTAAATAGGATAGATACAAGACAAGGTATCTATTCATTTGCCATACCAAAGACAACTGGCTTGGCCATAGCCTAGAGGCAGACAACCTCAACGGTTTTTGAACTGGGTGGGCAATTTATGCCTATCCACAACAATAACTTCTAGTGAGGTAATTGAAAATGGCCTATACGCCAGCGTCAACTCTGACGACCTCTCCAGGACTAAATCATTTAGCTACGGTTTATTATGAGCGCACTGCTCTAGATAATCTGAAGCAAATGCTGGTCTTTATGGATGTCACAGAGCCTGATGATATTCCTCGCAGATCTGGAAAAACAGTTCAGTTTTATCGTTATGGTGTTTTTGGTTCTAACACTGCTCCATCAGCCGAAGGAACAGTAGGAACTGGAATTACTCCATCGACCAGCACTATCTCAGCCACTGTCAGTGAGTTTAGTGACTTCATCACTATTGCCTCATTGCTGCAGGAAACAGCTATTGATCCTATAGTTGAAAATTCTGCCCGTGAGTTGGGATACCGTGCAGCTCTGTCAATAGATACGATTATCCGAGTGGAGCTGGAGTCCAACACTGGCAACGATACGGCACCTTTATCAGGTGCATCTACATCCATTTCAGATCTGCGATCCAATGTTAGTTTGCTTAAAGCTGTCAATGTCCTGCCCAGAATGGGTAGTGATTTTACTGGCATCTTTCACCCCTATATCACTCATGACATCAAAGCCGATAACACTGCTGGTGGCTGGATTGACGTAATGAAATACGCCAACCCGTCACAGGCTTTGAACCATGAAGTTGGCAAGTCAGAGGGTGTGAGAATCATGGAGTCCACCAATGTGGGCACCAGTGGTAGCTCACCTAATGTCCTCTATGCTGGCTACATTGTGGGCCGTGGTGCTATAGGTGCTGTTTCACTTGCTGGACGTGGCCCTAGCCGACCTATGCGTGACCCGCGCAGGGGTGGACAGGCATTTCGCGTTAATGTCATTCCTGGACGACCCCAGTTGGCAGATCCTGAAGGCAAGATTGGTGCAGCAATCTCTTATCGTTATGTGTTTGTCTCTGTACTGCTTGATGAGACCACGTTACGGTATCGAACTATTAACTCAGACGCCACTCTGGTTTAGGGGAGGTCATTATGGGAAGAGCATCTATTATTGCCGTTCCACTTGTTACCCCTCGTGAGTTGAATCAGAGTGGTACTGGAACTACTGAAGTTGCCTTTACATCTGACGGAACTGTGCCTGTGTTCCTTCGTCTGCCATCAGCTGGTCAATTAGCTGAGGCAAATGGTACGACCACGTCAATGTTCAAAGTCAGAGCCTGGGGCAGGGTTACTGGTGGAACTACAACCAATTTCACGGTTCAGATTCACTATCATGCTTCTGCAACTTCTGCGACTATTACAGCCAGTCGAGAGATTGAAGGTAGCGGAGCACAAGCGGTCAATTCTGAGTCTGGCAATTGGTGGATTGAGTCTTTGCTGACCTGGGACACCACGTCCAACAAACTGAATGGGGTTGGCTCATCCATGGTTAACCGTAGTGTCACGACTGCGGCCATCTCAGATAACGAAATTACTTCGATTGACCCTGATGCTGATGATACTAATGGCTTTATTGTTGCTGGTACATTTAGTGCTGGTAACGCATCCAACAAGGCTGTCTTAGATGGCTTTGTGCTTGAGGAGGTTTAGCCATGGGAACAGCATTTACAACTAGTCGTAATTTGGTTACTTCTGCTTCAGTAACCTCAGATACGTCCACTACATTAAGTGGAACGAATAATGCCCTGCCTACAGGCACTCCGGCACATATTCGTTTGATATTTGATGTTACTGCTTTTACGGATACTGCTGGTGCTGGGGCTGCTGCTGTTGATTTTCTTTTGGAACACAGCCCTGATGGAGGGACCACCTTCTATGAGCATAGTCGTACAGCCTCGATAACCACATCCACTGGAACGCGAGAGTTGCGTTTTAAGAACTATCATGGA